ACTGATTATATCTACATCCGAAAGGATAATAAGGTAGATAAAATCACAAGCATTGGACTTGAGGATAGGGTTGTAATCAAAGGAAATCGCATTTCTATTAGTGAAACTGATAGGGGTGTTGGTATTTTCCATAATCACAAACTACAAGCACTTTATACTGGTGATGAACTCTCTTTTACAGAATTTAAATCTATCGTGGTTTGAAGATTCATACTGGGCATGGAGAAATGCCTGGTATTTCCGTTTTGATTCTTATGAGGATGCTATTGATCGTGGTGCATTCTTTGAAGAGATTAACATAGGATGGCTTCAAATGTATACTGACATTGATGACATAGATCCTTGGAATCTACGAGGCAGAGACCAATACTATTCACTTGTAATGGGTAGAGAATAATGGACTTTCCAGTGTTCTTAAATAAGTGGATAATCGGATTTAAACCGATTAAGTATACAATTTTCTGGTATTGGTATCGTCTTATCAATCATGATGGTTGGCGAATGGACGACCATCAACGATATTCTGATTTCTGGTTAAATCTCAATCATGGTTGGGATCATATGAACTATGTTCATAAGTTTGAAGAGTTCTGGGGTAAAGGGTCTTATCCACCAGAAAAGATTGTATTGCCTGCAAAGGACTTTGATGCTCTTGTTGAGAGACTTGATGCCCCTCCCGATCCAGAAGCACAAAAAAGATTCAAAGAAATTTTAAGTAAACCTGCACCTTGGGATAATGAATAAGTATTTTGCACAAGTTAAAAAGAGAGCAGGACTGATTATTTTATTCGGTCAAATGTGTATTATCATTTATCAACTTGGTACACTAGAATCAAAGAAAGTAATTATCTGTAAACCCGATTCCTATCAACAACGTATTATTTGTATAGAACAATGACAATCACTAAAACTTGGCAAGTAATGAATGACCTTGAGGATGCTTTTTCTCAGATTACTACATTTAGTTTCATGCTCACACAACTACAAGAAGCGGTTGACAAAAATGACACTTCTGCTATAGTAAATATTACTGCATCTCTTAATGCTTTTTATTCAGTTTATTGTAATAACTGGGATAATAAATTTAAAGTAGCATGGGATCATGTAGTAAAAGGAAATGATACAGATGAATGACATTGCAGTAATCTATTCAAATGGAAGTCAAGAGTGTGAGAGAATGTCTATGCTTCTTAGAAATCTTGGTGGAGAGTATCATGAATATCTTGTAGATTGTGATTTCAGTGACCGTCAGTTTAGGATGGAGTTTGGTTCTGACGCTACTTATCCACAAGTCTCTATCGGTAATAAGCATATTGGAAATATGAAAGAAACATTACAATATCTCAAAAATAATGGAATGATTTAATGACTTCTTATACCTCAACTATTCTAATAATCTTTTGTATTATTGGATATATGATAATCGTCGATAAAAATGTGGGCGATTATATTATTTTGCTAACAAAGATTGTTAGAATAAATCTTGAGAGGTTTTATTGGATCATAGTATATCATCCTAACAATTTTGTTACAACCTGGTTAAATGCACGAAAGTATGATAAGATTGCTAAAGACCTACAAAAGGAGTTTGAAAACAAATCTAAATGATTTCTGACAACATTTACAATCTTGCAATTGAAGTAGCAAAGTCTTCTCCATCAAAAAAACAAGTTGGCGCTTTACTTATCAGTAAAAATAAAGTAGTTTCTACTGGTACTAATCTTGAAACAAAATCTCATCCAATACAAGCAAAGTTTGCTGAAAGAGTTGGATTGAAAGAAAAAATCTTTTTACATGCAGAGATTTCAGCACTTGTCAAATGCAGAGAAGAATGCGATACTATTGTTGTTGCCAGAGTAAATCCTCAAAATAAACTTAGAATGGCACGTCCATGTCCTATTTGTGAACTGGCACTAAAAGAGGCAGGAATCACAAAAATACATTATACTACTAATCAAGGTTTTCTTTACGAATATAAATGACATTTTCTTATCATCAAAAACTAAAAGAAAGACTTAATGAAGTGATATTTGATTATATTACTGATGAATCATTATCTGCTGAATATCTTGTTTCAGATATTAAGCAATCTGTCAAAGATTCGTTTGAATACTTTGACAAATATGCTAAAAAATGTGATACTATATTAAATAGTATCACATCTCTACAAAGTAGAGTATCTGATTTAGAATCTGAAAATGTAGAAACTTCCAATACATTATATGAAATCATGAATCAGATCGATTCACTTAAGTACAACAATAACCTAAAAGAATAATCATGGCATTATCAAAAACAGTAGAAGAAAGTTTAACCGAAGCAGTATCACATCTTCGTAACGCACTTGCTTTTGCAGCAAGGCAAGAAAGGGCAGGAACTTGTCATCAGATTGCTAAAGTTATTTCTGAAATCGAAAGTATTAAATCTATTGATTCTATCATGGATATGATAGAATGTAAGGACGAACCTGGTCCTCTAAAAGAAAACTTTTAATTTTTAAAAACTGGAGAAACTATTACACTAAAATGAAGTATTTTTACGTTGTTGATCATTTTGTCCCATTTCCACAATCTGAATACGGTGGTGTATGGAATGTCATTGCAGAACATGATGAAGAATGCTTTGATATTATTACGGAAGCAGATGAAGATGAATATGTAAATTTTTACGGAAACTTGAGAGAAAACATTAAAAAATCTACTATTATTCCTGTTGATCCACAGTTTCAAGTTGAATCTGGTATTATCGAGTCGTTTCTTACATGAAGTTTTCTCATGGATCTGAAGTTGTTTATGAAACTTCAACTTCAAAACATTATGGTATAATAGACTTTATTGATCATAATTATATTATCCTTAAAACACCAGCAGCACAAGGTAGATCTTCTCCTAGAATAGTGGTTTTTCCTTCTGATTACAATAAAGTCATTGTTTTAAAAGATAGTGATAAATAACTTAAATACTTTCAATAAAAAACATGGCAAGACTAATGGCAAAACTAGGAGTAAATCAACCTACTCCAGAAAAACCAGCAGAAACTTATTCTGCTCCAGAAGTAGAGAAAGTATCATATTCAACTACATATTCTCTACAATCTTACGATCATGTACATGAAGAAGTTTTTGAAGAAGTAGAAACTGAAGAATGATTTCAAAAAGAGTTGATCAAGAAACTCAATCAAAACCATTTCATGATATATTTCCTTATGGTCTAAGTTGGACCACAAAAGAGGGAAAGAAAGAACTTGAACACTTTGCTTATTTTCCATATGATGACTACAGATCAAGATACATTCAACGATTCAAAAGTGAAGGCGGACGAAAGTTCAAGCGATTCAAAACAAAACCCAGAGTATGAATGGATTGATGACTGTTTTCGTGTTTATGAAACACGCTTTGGATTATACATCAGTGTCCTAAAAGATGGTCGTGAAGTTATCACTACACTGCATAAAGAAGCATGTATTGATATGACACGATTCTATCTTAAAGGAAAACAAGAAGGTTGGAATAATGAAAACAGTCGTGTTGTTAATGATGGTTTTGTTGGTGGAAAACTATAAACAATACTAAAAAGTAATGGCAAGTACAGAAGATAAAAAAACTACGGCAAGAGAAGCAGTTACTTGCGTTGCCTTAAGTTATTTTGCCAATAACTCAAGTGGAAATATAGAAGAGTTTTCTAAAATAATTAGAGATTATTATTTTGATAATGAAGACACAGAAATCAAAAAGTTATCTAATAAGTTACCAAAGTCTTTTTCATTTGAAAGAGTAAAAGATTTATGTATTTCTAAGGGTAAAAATACAGCACTAAATGAGTCTGGATCTGGAAACTCATATAGCATGTCACAATATAAAAAGGACTTTCCTAATGGTAAACCTCACTCTTCTGAAAACGGTGGACCAACTAACTTAGATGCTGAAATAAAGTCTGCATATTCTACAGCAGAAGCAATCGCTACTAGTCCGATATGTAGTAACTTGTCTCAATATATGATTGTAGATCAAGCATCTAACTTTATGAAAGTTGTGAAAGATGATTGTTTAAATAAAACTTTAAAAGCATTAAAACTTCCAAGTTCAATAGGATCTGATATATTATCATCTATCGATATTATTTTAGTTAGAGTAACACAGTTATCTTCTATAATGGCAGAGTTTAAAGAAAACATTGCCGATGCTGATAATATGACTATTCTTAATAATCTTGCTTATGGAGAAACTGGTCAGAATACATTTAGAACACTGACAAATAAGCATTTTAGTAAAAAGAATATGATTGGTATTTCTCTTAAAAAAGTACCAGCAAATAGAAAAGCAAATTTAAAAGTTGTAGGATTATCTGGGACAGGAAAGGAGGGATTACAACTTTATCTTGATCCATATACTGAGTTTCTTGCAAAAGTTGAATCATTATCAAATAGAACAGAACTATTCAATCTTATCGATAATATGGTTGAAATAGTAAAAATAGGAAATACTGATCCAAGAGCATATTTTGCTGTTGATTATAAACTGAACTATAAAAATGTAAATATTGCTGATAAAGTAGAAAAAATAACTCTGCAAATAGGAAGATCTGGATTTAATGCTGCAAGTCCAGATCAACTCGGATTTGTTGGTGGTGCTTCCTATAAGGTAACTCTTCCGATTTTAAAAAGATATCCCAGATATAATCAAATGGTTCGTGAAGTTGTTAACATTAGAGAAAGAGCATTTGATCATGCTGTTAAAGAAGCGAGTGTTCCAGAGAGTCTTAAATCTGATTACCAAAAAGCAAAGAATATGGTAAGTAAATTTGAGTTAGTATTGTACGACAAAAAGGATAATATAGTGATTAGAGATTTTTGTAAGAAATATGATAATGTAAGTGGAACAAAAGATTCTTTTCAAACTTATAGAATCGGTGTTTCTAAGTTGTGCAAAGGAAAATCATTAACAAGTCCAGATGGTCCACTTAAAAACTTGAATACTACAGAGTTAAATGTAACTGGTAAATCATTTGGACCAAAAGGTTCTTCAGTTACAACCTTACAAAATGATTATGTTCATTCTCAAGGATTGTGGATGTATACCAGAGAAGGACAAAATCTAAAAAAGTTTTTCAAGAAACAAATATCTTTAACATTATATGGTTTAATGTCGAAAAAAGGTGCTAAAGTATATTATTCAAATCCAAAAAGTGGAATGATTACAGAGAACGCATTTGTAAAAGAGTTTAAAACAAAAAATAACAGAACAAAACTTGCAAAAGTAACACAAGCACCATTTGTTTTAATATCGTGACAGTTTGACAACTGGCACATTTATCAAGTAAAATCTATCGTATTGCTTTATAATCGATTTATTGACACATTGACATGATCATTCTTCGTCCCCATCAGCAACGTGCAGTTGATTGTATGCTGACCCATAAAAAAGGTCAAGTTATCATGCCAACTGGTGCAGGTAAAACTCTTTCTATGATTACTGATGTAAAAAATATATTTCAAGCAAATGATGGTGCTAAGACTATTGTTGTAGTTGTTGCTCCTCGTATTCTCCTTGCAAATCAATTGTGCGAAGAGTTTCTGGAACATATTGATAATGTTGCTGTAATGCACGTTCATAGTGGAGAAACTCATCATTTTACAAGTACAAAACCCTCTATTATTCATAACTGGTCTGCAAGAGCATATAGTAAGCAACTTATCTTTACAACTTATCACTCTCTGCATCGTATTCAAGAGGCAGAACTTGATGTTCACACTATTCACTTCGATGAAAGTCATAACTCAATCAAAAAGAACTTTTTTGATTCCACAGAGTATTTCTCTACTAATGCTGACCGCTGCTATTTCCACACTGCTACTCCCGTTCATTCTTCTACTCCCAGTAAACCAGGGATGAATGATATTGATGTTTATGGTGAAGTAATCTGTAAAGTTCCTGCACCAGAACTTGTTCAAGGTGGTTTTATTGTTCCTCCTCAAGTATCTGTAAGGCAGATTGATATTGATTGCTCTAACGTGTTTGAGAGGGACTGTAAGACCCTTCTGGACACCATTGTGGGTGAATCTATCAATAAGGGTCTTATTTGTGCAAAGTCCACAAAACAGATTGTTTCTTTGATGTCTGAGACAAGTTTTATGGAAGAGATGAAAGAACTTGGTTATTCTGTTCTTTATATTACTTCTAAGACTGGTGCTATTATTGATGGTAAGAAAGTAAACCGTGAGGTATTCTTTAAAACCCTTAATGCTTGGGGTAAAGATAATTCTAAAAAGTTTATTGTTCTTCATCATAGTATCATCTCTGAAGGTATCAATGTGTCTGGTCTCGAAGCAGTTGTGTTTATGCGTACTATGAACTATATTGGTATTCTTCAAAGTGTTGGGCGTACTTTGCGTCTTCATCATCAGGATGCACAAGGTATGCGAGAAGGAACTATTCCTGCTGGTGCATATCATTTTTACCATAAACCTTTTGGTAAAGTTGTTATTCCTACTCGTGAGGGAGATAAAGTAGGCATCACAACGGCGAAGAAAGTACAAAATGCACTTGATATTGTATTTCAGCAAGGTGAAGTGTGTGAAACTATCATAAAGAGGTAAGTATGAGTAAAGGATTTACAGTTGGAAAGTGGGAATATAATACTCTATATGCTGCTGTACCTTTAGTTGGTAGTGATACTAAACTTGTTATCATCCACAAAGGTGAGCAGATTAAAGTATGCAGAAATGAACAATCTGCAAGAAACTTTATTGAAAAGCACAGAAAAGGAAAGTCAGTAGCAAAACTTCCAGTTGATTAACTGTCCACTGATCTCCCATAGAGGTCGATATTCATGTATTATTAAAAAGTAAAAACAACAACCCATGGCAAAAGTAGTTTTCAACAATCGAGTAGGAGCATTTGGTCTTTCAAATGCAGCACTTAAGCGTATGTTAGAACTTGGTTCTACATATGTGAAGGAAAATCCTAACTATAATGCACCAAATGAGTTTGGTGATGGAACTGTTGTTAAATGGTGGGAAGACAAATATATTTTTGATTGGGATTGCCCTCGCCACGATGATATTCTTGTTAAAGTTGTAGGAGAACTTGGTGAACTTGCAAATGGTCATGAAGCAACGTTACAACTTGCCGATGTAGTCTCCAAATACATTATCATGGATAGTCGTGGGTGGGAGCAAGTTGTTCAACCCCAAGACATTCAATGGCAAATTGCATCTAACCGTTTTTGATTATGACCTACACATTTAATGGTGGCATTCAAACTGGCACAGTTGCAACTGATGCCCGTGCTCGTAAACTTGACGAGCAATGTAAACATACGAAAGATACTGTTCTTCCGATTATTTCTGCCATTTATCCAGGAGTAACTATGCAGAAAAAACTTACTAAATCACAGATTCCTGGTGGTAAAGGTGCCTGCGTACCTGATGGTGGTTTATGGTTCTACAAAGGTAAACTGATTGCAGCATTTGAAGGTAAGAAACAACAGGATCGCGGCAACGCTATTGAACGTTGGTTCAAAAACAACTATATTTGCCGCAAGATCAATCCTTTTGTGAGTTATGTCACTTTCTGTACTGGTGAAGGTGCATACCCTGATGGTACTATTGGAAAAGCATTGAATGTTGCTCATCTTGAAGGATTTGATAAGTACCATCCTGGTGATAATAGTGCATTTTTCAATGTAGATTGTTTTACAGCAGAGTTTATTTCTGATATAATGTTACAAGTGCTCTCAGAGCGTATTCAAACAACAGATCTTTCACAATGAAACCTCTATTCATTTGGGCAGGTGGTAAAACAAAGGTGCTGAAACATTATGCACCCTTTATGCCATCTGCACCATTCTCAACATATTATGAACCATTCTTTGGTGGTGGTGCAATGTTTGTTCATGTGATGAACATCTACAAACCAAAGAATGTTGTTATCAATGACATCAATCATGATGTGATGAACATCTATCGTTCGATTCGTAATGATTATGATGAATTCATTGGTAGAGTTGATAGTTTAGAATCTCAATATATTCCACTGAACAAAGATGATCGCAAAAAGTTCTACTTTGATGTGAGACATCTTCATGCTTGGAACTATCAAGAATGGAGCAAACCATTTGAGGCAGCAACATTATATTTTCTGATGAAGACTGGATTCAATGGTATCTACCAACTCAATAAAAATACAAATGGTAGATATGGAACTCCATCTGGTTTGTTGAATCAAACTAATAGCATTTATGATCGATCTATTATGCTTTGGTGGAAACAAGCGTTGCAAAGTGTAGATATTCGTTCTGGAGATTGGAGAAATGCTGTAACTGATGATTCTAATGGTTTCTTTTTCTTTGATCCACCATATCGTGATAGTTTCGCAGATTATGGTAACGGATTTGGTGACGACGCTCTCCTGGACCTGATCGACTTTGCTGATGCACAAAAATCAGTTTTTGTTGCAAATAGGGCAGATGATGACTGGTTTGATGATAAAGCAAAGTCTCTTAATGTTCATTACTTTGACATCACATACACTGCTGGTCGAAGGAAGAAGAACGATGATGGAACATATCATGCAAAGAAAGCAAGAGAGATCCTTCTCTACAAATAATGTGACAGTTTAACATCTGTCCAAAACTTATAACCACATTTGAAAAATTCCTCTACAATCTCACTGGAGTTCACCACATTATGATCGACCTTTCCTGTTTTAATCTTGAAGAGTTCTTTGGTTGTGTTAATGCAACAAATACCAAACAAATGAAATCAAACTCATTTAAAACACTTCGTACTTGGTTGCAAGAGAAATCATTTGCAAAGTGGAGTAATGGGTATCTCAAATATGTTGGAGACTACAAAGATGGTGTTGATTTCATCTCACATGATAATATCAACTATGAGATGAAAGGAAGTCTAAGAATGTTTAACAAAAATGGATCAACGGCACCTATTGTCTTAAAGAACTTTCAGAGTGACAATAAAGTAGTTAAGAAAACATTTGATTATATGCTGTTGGTTGATACTGGATCTATGTGTATTGGCATAACTGATTGGGAAACTGTTGAAAGTCGTGTATATTATACTCCCAAATCACCAACAGCAAAAGTTAAGTTTGAACCTGATGATTATACTATTCTTGTCTCAAATGTGAAACCTACGCAAAAGCAAATTACTTCTTCTGATATTCTTAACAACTTGTTGGAGATTCTGTGATGGCAATCTGGGAAGGTGATGCTTGGTTAGGTTCTGCAAGTGGCAGACAAAAAGTAAGAGTTAAATCTAATACGTTTCATGGTGCAAAAGAACAAATCGAACGCATTTATGGAGCAA